TCTCCAACATGCGGGCGAGGGTGTTGCGATACTCCGGCAGGCCGACGAGGGGGTTGGCGAGCCCGCCCTGCTGGATGATCTGTTCCTGCTTCTGGGCGATGGCGGCGAGCATCTGCAGCCGCTCCTGGGGCATGCCTTTGCCACCGACGTTGACCGCCGTCTCCCACTGGGTCGCCAGGGCGCGCGGGTCGATGGGTATCCACTGCTGGCGGATACGGATGACGTTGGGGCGGTCCTGCTGGCGCGCCAGCATCTTCAGGAGGCCCTTGTAGAGCGGGGCCAGCCCGGTCTCGGCGAGGGTTCTCGCGACCATATCGAGCCTGTCCTGGGCAGCGGAGGTCTGTTGAGAAACGGCGATCGGGGCCGTTGACTGGAGTTCATCGACGGTCAGGCCCGATGAGGCCCGTGTGATACCGGTCCTGCTCTCGCGGATCGTCTCGAGCACCGCCATGATCGGCAGGGCTTCTTTCCCCATGAACGGCTTGGTGAGTTCGGCGACAGCACCCTGCTGCGCCACGCGGATGATGCTGCCGATCGCGGTCTGGCGCGTGTCGGCGAGATTGGCCTGGCCCACGACGACGGTCGTGCGGGGGAACATGGACTGACCCAGACTGTCCAGCACGCCGCGCATGACGCGGGATTCAACCCGTTGCAGGTCCATGACCATGTCGGCCTGGCTCTGACCGACGACCCGGCCTGGCTCTCTGTAGGGGGTGAAGCAGGCGAGCGGGATCTCGTCGCAGCGCTCCCACATGACGAGGTTCTGGCCGGCGCCAAGGAGATGGACGTGCAGCAGTTCGGAGACGTTGTCGCCGTCGGCGTCGCACCTGATCCAGCCCTCGGCGTGGCGCACGATCGACTGGGATTTATCGTTGGGCGGGGCGCCGGCGATGTTGTGGCCCTGGGCGTTGGAGCGCGCGATCAGTTCCGTCCGCTGCCGCCCGGCGCTCCCGCGTCCCGAGGCGACATTGGCGAGGATTTTGTCCTCCGGGAGGCCCGCCTCGATCAGGTCGGAGACGGTGCTGTCCTGGACGATGAACAAGGCGGGGGCGGTCTCGACGGAAGCGGCCGAGGGATCGATCCAGACGCTTTCGGTGAGGACGTGAGAGACCTGGGGCCACGCCTTCGTGGCGCTCCGGGTGAGCGTGGCACTCCAGTATTCAGGGGGAGCGCCCTGCTGGAGATACATCCGGCCCTCGGGGGTTTTGGCGAGCGCCTGGGATTCAGCCGGGGTCATCGGGCGGCGGGTGATGCGGGACGCCTCGATGCCGGGTTCGGACAGCAGCATTTGCAGCTGCGGCAGCAGCAGGCCGGCGGCGACCTCGGTGCGGGTGTGTTTCGAAGACCCCCAGTGCCACCGCACCCAGCCCGCCTTGCGGGTCAGGGCATCGAGGAGACAGTCATGGAGAACAGTCCAACCAGGATTGGCCGTGAACAGCGCCCAGCGCGCATACTCCGTCGCCTGCCTGGCGAGAGAGGTCGCCAGTTGGTCGTTCTGGACTGTCGTATGATCGGAGCTCAAGGGTTGGAAGGAGACCGGGTCCTCGACGCCGGTGAAGATGCGCAGGAGAGAGGGGAGCGTCTGGCGGATGGTGTCGCGCACGACGGTCAGCGTGATGTTGCTGCGGCCCTCGATCTTTGGGGCGTCGGGCTCACCGGCGTAAAAGTTCGAGGCGGTGACCCGCTCACGGGACAGGTAAGCGTCATAGTTCTGGGCGGTCTTATAGTAGAAACGAGCGACGGCGTTGATTTCCACGTCCGTCTTGCCAAGACGCTCGAAAACAATTTCCTGGGACCAGGGTGAGGCGGCGGGGCGTTGAGAGGGGCGCAGGCCGGCTGCGTAACGGCGGAGAGGAGCGGGGAGGGACTGATCAGAATCAGGCGGATCATCGTCGTTTTTGGGCGGCAAGAGGAACGCCAGCATCTGCTCGGAGGGAGACGTGGACAGAGGGGTGGGCCGCATCCCCTGGGGGATCAGGCCGGGTATGGGCGGCAGAGGCGTGGGACCGTTCGGGATCTGTTGGGGGGCGAGGAGGCCCTGGGACAGTGATGGAGGGGCGAGGGTGGCGCTCATGGCTGTTTCCCGCCTTTTCGTTTAGTTCGAGCCTCGAAGGCCCGCTCGAGGGCCGACATCCGGTCATCGAGGCTGATATTGATCGTCTTTTGCTCCAAAAGGATGCGACCGAGTTCCTCGACGACCCCCTTCGCCAGTTCGTCCGCCACCTTCTGGATGATGCGGCGCGCCCAGCCTTCCATGATTTCGATATGCTTCGGATTGTCGTCCACCGGCGGCCAGGGGGCGTCATTCATACGAGATCTCCATCGGCGAGGCTCATGTGCATGGGGGCTTTGTCGAACAGGCCGGAGGTCATGCCGGAGCCGACGCCCAGCCCCTGCTCGCAGAAAGTAAGGTTCAGCGCATCGGCGTGATCGCAGCTGGGGAGGCCACGAGAGCGCATACTCTGCTTGCTCTCGACCTGGAGCCTGCCGTCGCTCAGGAAGGAATACCGGGGCATGAGGAGGTCGTCGCGGAGGCGATCATGGCGCGGCAAACGCACGTTGCGGTTGCCAAGCCACTCCTTACAGCGCACCCATAACTCGTCTCGTAGGCGTGCGTATCTACCGGTGGTTGAGGCGGTTTCGGAGACATTGACGCCCAGAATGGGCAGATTCTGCTCGTGCAGACGATCGACGACGCCGCTGCCGATACCGATCACGTCGATGCAGATGAGGGAAGGACGGGAGAGGGGGGACTGGATATCCCACTCCGCCTTGATGGCGCCGGCCAGTTGCATGGTATCCAGGCCATGCCAGGCGCGCGGCATTTCAGTCACGACGCGCCCCTTTCGTTTCACCAGTACAGAAGCGTCGGCGCCGAATCGGGCGACGTCGACGCCCCAGATCTCGATGGCGAGAGGATCGATCTCGATATCCCGGAGCATGGCGCTGTCGACGATGTCGGCGCCAATGAGGGTGTTATCATCAGCAAGAGGGAACTCTCCGAGAACACGGACGCGAAAGGCATTTGAATCCATGCCGTATCTGTTGGCGATCTCATCGACGAACTCCGAGGTGACCCGTTTGGAAGAGGCCGAGGAGACCTTCTGGGTATACCAACGATCCCGCTCCATCATATGGGCGCGGTAGAAGAAGCCGGTGCTACGTGTCGCGTTACCGATCAGAAGGGTTATCGCGCCATGCGACGACATGGAGCCGGACGCGGCCTCGAAGACCGATTCGGGAATGCCAGAGGCCTCGTCGGCGATGAGAAGAATATGCGCTGAGTGCAGGCCGGCCATCGCTTCCGGCGTATCGGGCCGTGACGTTCTCGCGGTGACGAAACATTCCTGATCGGCTTTAAGCGTAACGCGATCGGAGCGAATATCCCACAGATCGCGCCAGCCGGAAGGCAGAATGTTCAGCCATTTGATGAACTCGGGCCACAGCGCGTCGAACAACTGAGAGGAGGACGGCGCGGTTATGGCGACCTTGAACGGCGCGCGGGTGCAGATGAACCATACGCACAGCCACGCGGCGAAGCAGGTATTGTGCGTGACGATGAAGTTGTTGGCGAGGTAAAGCCCGTCGGGTGCGTCAACCTTGACGCACATCGCCGCCTCTTCGCCATCAGGCTCGATGCTGTCGATCCAACGAACAAGATAACGCTCCTGAGACACAGGCTTCATCCGCGCCGCTTTATACGGCAGCGTGAAAAGCGCCATTCCGCCGGGAAGACGAGCCGTTACATCGTAATGATCCTGGGCGCGAACCCGACAGCCGTCTTTCATGTAATGCGACGACTGAGGGCCAGACACAAACGCCTTGCCACCGAGAGAACGCACGAGCCACGCCACGTTATCGGCGAGAGTTTTAGAAACAGACGTATAAACCGCCTGCCCTTCAGGCATCGCGTAGCCATCACCATCCATGAGCCCTTGCAGCACAAGAAGCCTGACGGCTGGCGTATTCTCCATGTAACAGAGAGGGATGAATTTATCAGCGGCGGTCACACCGCGCAGCCCCAATGCCGCGAACAAAGGTCTTACGCCGTGAATCCGTAAGGAAACCCGATCCCCGTCCCGACTGTCGGCATGGCGCGCGACACTCAGGCCGGCCGCCGCCGCGTGTTCCTCCCACAAATCCGCTTTCGCTTCGCTCCCGCTCAGGACGATACCAGACCCGAACGACCCATCAGCGATATACGCGCCGAACAGGTAAGGCGCCAGGGGAACGTCTTTCGGGGGATACTGAGCCGCACCATGCGACGGTAGCTCCCACTGACGCGCCATGGACACACCGTTCGGGCGCTTCACTCCGCGCGCCACGATTTCAGCCGTGGTCAGCGTCACATACTCACCAGAGGGGCCGCCGGGGCGGTCGGAACGCCGCTGCGCACGGCCTCTTACCGTCCACAGGTGATCAGCGCCCACGCGAAGCGACGTGCCATCGTCGAATGTCACCCGGAATATTGGTTGGACGCCTTGATCATGGCGGGAAACAATGTGTACCGCTTCACCGTCACGGCCAAAAAGGCGGTCGCCCGGCAGGAGGGAGCCCCAGCGACGCTCACCATCAGGGGTAGGGACCCGATCGGAAAGTGTCATAAGCTTTCCTACCCCATGACCACTCCTTATAGCAAGACGGGTATGCCCGCGCGCCACCGCGCGCAGTGCCTCCAGTTGCCACGCATCAGGTTCCTGGCCCAGAATATCCCGCACGAACGCGATCGGCGCGCGGGCATACTTTTCGATCGCCGCGTGGAACGGGTTGGTCTCGCTCACGGCTTTTTATCCAGCGTGTCACGGATACCCGGACAGGTCTCTACAACCGCGATGAACTTCCCGTTCGTCGTAACCACCACACAACGGACACTGCCGGTGAAATGTTTCAGGTCAGTGCCGACCGGCTCGCGCAAACTACTGATCGCTTTGGGATTAAGGAACGCACGTTGCCCGTCTGGGCCATGCACCTCGATAAATTCCAGTCCCCATATAAATAACAACGCGGGAACCGGAATAAGTGTTTTCCACGAACTCCAGGGATTAAGTGTTTCAAAAGCGTAACGTGTTTTCCAGATATCTCGCGACAATTTTGAAGGGGGTGCCAGTGCCATTGCCCAGGCACGCGAGGGGGGGGCGGGGGCCGGTCGTCGCGGCTGGAGGCACGACGCGCCGTGCAGGCGGCGGACAGACGCCGATCCCCTCTCCATGCCCGGTTTCGCTTCCGGTTCAGGGGACAGATAAGGGGACAAACCAACATCGTGCGAATAACTGGCGGAAATGGCCGGTAGTAGGCGGATGTGATATCCGCGCATCACTCGGTCGGTTGTTCGGGTGATGCGTCAATAGTCTCGACTTGTGGTGTTTGTTGTTGCTCGATCAGCGTGGCGCTGATGGCTCTCGCGGCGATGAGATGGAGTTCGATGGTCGAGTTGCTATTGAGATCCACGGTTTGCGATGGTCGTCCCCAACCTCGGTCGAGCAGCGCCACGGAAGCGGCAACGATGGCGGACGGTGGGGCTTCACGGTCGCTGGCGATCCTGGCGAGGGCGCTGATAGCCATTGGCGTGTGCTGCTTCGCCATATCGGCGACGTCTCCCCAGGCCTTTGCACGGCCACTGGGATTGCCGGATTGGCCCTTTCTGAAGCCCTTTCCCGTGATGCCTCCATCCACGTCGTTGTTCCATTGTTGCGAGCAACGCACTAATTCCCGTTGATTTGTGCGTTGTCAACACAGATCCGGATCGGCCCTATTTATTCCGATATATCGGTTTCATCGTTTCGGATGGGTTCGATGTCTTCGGCTCTGATCCATGTGGTGCGGTCTCCTGGCCATTCGACGCGGAGCCATTGGCCGAGGTTCGCCCTGGTTCCGCCGACCGTTCCGTGATCTGTTCCGATGTCTGGGAAGCGTTGGCGGGCGGCGAAAGTGAGTCGGACGCGTGTTGTCATGCCTCTCGCCCGTTTTTGTTAGTAGTGGTCGGTCCGCGACAAATCCGCGACAAATCCGCGACAAATCGCGCTACAAATCGGCTACGGGATGGGGTGCGACAAATCGGTGTTGCTACAAATAAGGCCCCTAAGGGGGCCATTTGTAGCACGATTTGTAGCATCCCTTCGCCGCTACAAAACCGCGACAAAAACGCTACAAAAGAACGGCTCGTTGCTACAGATCACAATGTCAGTCCGGGGCGTCTGGCGTCATTTACCCTAACGCCCGGAACAAGTCTACGGTGAATAGGATGGTGATATTCGACTTCCTCCAGCGTTCCATTTTTAATCCATTCGGCTATCATTTGCGCGGCTTGCTTTTCGTTCAGTCCGAGTGTCCGTAGGATTGCGTTGCCTGCCCATCTGTTGCTGCCTCCGCGTCTGGTGGCATTGAACATGACGCCTGGTTCTGGTCCGGCGGCGATGAGATCGAGTGCTTCGTTCAGTCCGGCGTTTGTTGTGTCGGCCCAGAGTGACTTTGCTTCCCACGGGACCATGGTGGCGACCTTGTCGCCTGACGGGTATTCGTCGGTCACGTTATGGAGGTCTTCTCGCTCGAGCCTGAACCATCGTGCTTTCGTGGCTTTTGGCGCCATGTTTGATTTTGCGTCGTCGAGGCGCACGTATTTGGCGCGGTCGTCAGACGGGATGCCGAGTGCTTCGGCGTCTTCCTGTCCCATGGTGGAGAGCAGGAGGCCCACCCTGGCGCTGTCGGTGAGGCCCTTGGCACCGCGAGCGCTTTCGATGTCGATCACGGCGCCTTTGCGGACATGATGGACCAGGAGGATGGCGCAATTCGTGGCTCTGGCGATGCGTCGCCACGCGGCCGCTGCCTGGATCATCTGGGGGTTGCTGTTTTCCTCCAGGGTGTGTGATTCGGCGAATGGATCGACCACGAGCAGACCTATGTCGTGCGAGATGATTTCCGCTGTCAGGGCCTCTTCGTCGGGATGAATGACCGAGAAACCGTCGTCTCCCAGTGATGCCATTGTCACGGCGCGGTCTTCGCCTGAGTGCAGGAAAATCCTACCCGAGAGATCGTCGTCCGTGAGTTTGTATCGCAGCATGATGGCGGCGAGACGGCGCTCCAGTTCGTCGAGGGGATCTTCCAGGTTGAGTATGGCGGTTGCCACGCGGGCGAAGATGTGTTCGCCGAGGAGTTTTTTTCCGGCTGCCAGCGCGGCGGCGACGACCATGGCGTAGGTGCTTTTTCCCGTGCCTCCGGGGGCGACGAGGACGGTCACGAAGCCGCGCAGGAGTTGGGTGCCGTAGAGCCATTGTCGCGGCGGGATGGTCGTGGGGTCTGGCAGGCGCGCGGCCTTCAGGACGAGGGGGCTGGCCGCATTCCGCGTTGAAGATGCGACGACGCGCGGCCGGAAGCCGTGGCCGTAGGCTTCCCATGCGGCATCTTCATCGGCCATGTGTACGCCTGTCGGGGGGATGCGTCGGGGCCACCGGGAGGCAGTCCCACACGGTGGCGACCACGATCTCGTTGACTTCGCGCTCGTGGAGGGTTTGCGAGGCGTTGATGTCGTGAGCGCGGGCGAGGATGACGTTTTTAGGTGCGCGAAACCCCACGTGGGCTCGGGTAACGTCGATGATGAGTTGGATAAGTCGCTCGCGGATTTCTCGCCAGACGGCGACCGAGCGGCGCAGTTCAGCGATGTGTTGGCGAGCAACGCCCAGGTCTTTGTATCGCGCCAGGACGGAGATTTCGGCGAGCGTCATGGACATCGATCCACGCGCGACCGCGTAGCCCAGTTCGGCCTCGAATGATGGGAATGTGCTCATCGTGCGAGTAGCGCGCGGACACGACGTGCGGGCGCACGCGTTTGGAGCCGTTCCAGGATGGCTCGGATGAGGATGCGCGCGACGATGGGTCCGATGGGCCGCGGTTCAGTGGCGGGTTGAGGGCCGGAGGGGGCGGCATTTTGGGTCACGCGGCGCCTCCCTTGACGCCGGCGGGGCGCATGAAGTGGTCCATCTCGATGTATCCGGGCTCGTGAGGAAACCTGATCTCTGGCGGGATGGTCTCGAACGGCAGCGGCGGGCCGAGGGGCGTCCAGTCCGAGAAGTCGTAGACGACGCCCGAGGGCGTGCGGACGGTCACGACGTGCGTGGCCACGGGGCGCGGCCTGGAGGGGGGCTGGGGCCGTTCGGGGAACAGCGATGGCTGGTTGGTGCGGTCAGCCATCGGAGGCGTCCGTGAACAACGGCAGGTCGCCGCCGTGCCAGCGTTTGATATCGCCGTGGAAAACGTCGATCACGGGTTCCACAGCCCGAGCCGCCTGGCTTGCGCCACGGTGAGGCTGCCGGTGGACCCCGTAGCGGCTTTGCGTGGCGCTGCCGCGCGCTTGCGTTTCGCGGGCAGGTGCGCCTGCTGCTCGGCGATGCGTTGGTGGATCGCGGAGAATGTCGCGCGGAGGGGAATACCCGCGAGGGTGCACGCCTGCTCCACGTCCTCGGGGCATCTGGCGAGCGCCCACCGGCAGCCGTTGCCCGTGACCTGATCGCGGAACAGCTTCTGGGCTTCGGACAGTTGCGTGCCGGCCTTGATCTCCAGGAACAGAACAGTCCCGGACCAGATGACCATAATGTCCGCGATGCCGGGCTTCACGCCCCTCGCCTTGCGTAGCTGCCCGGCCTGGGCGCTGCCCGCCGAACCGATGTCGATCGATGTAAAGTATGCAGTCGGCGGCAGGGCTTTTGAGAGATAGACAACGATACTTCGCTGTAACGACCACTCGCGCTGCGTGTTGCGCTGCCGTGGGCGTGCGGCGGTCATCGACGACCAGCCCAGACGATCGCCGCCACTCCGAACAATATAGCGGCAACAGTTGCTGCCTCGGGCCACGTCATGCGGCCCTCGCCCGGTAGAAGCACACCCGGCGGCAGCTCTCGCAGAACGAACTGCCCAGCGGCGTCTGCTTGTCGCAATACTGGTGCGTCGGGCGCGCATTGTCCGGCCACTTCGGAAACAGGCATTTGCCGTTCCCGAGCGGTGCGGGAGCAGGCACCGGGACAGGCGGCGTAGCGGTCCGGACGCAGTAGCCGAGGCCGATACACTCGTGCTCGCATGTGTTTGGGTGGCAACGCGCGCTCGCCAGCGGCGGCAGCGTCACGGTGGGCGGCGGCATCCCCATCGGCCGCGTCTTCGGTGTGTGGGGTTCCCTGGCCGCTCGCTCAGCCGCGCGCTTGCGTTCGAGCCGATCGTTGGCCGCCTTCTCGCCGCGATCGACGCCGAGGATCGTGCGCGACCGGCGGAGAATCATGTTCTTGTTCACGAACAGGTGGTCGTTCTCGCGACAGATCACCGCCGCGATCTGACCGAATGAGATCCCCTTTGCCCGCAGCGCGATGATGCGCGCGTCAATCTCGGGCGATGTCCATGTCGACAGGCTCAAGACGTATCCCCTCTTCGTTTTGTCGTGGCACGAGTTCCGCGAGCCCCCGCAGCGCGTCCGCCATCTTGGCCGCTTCCGCCGCCAGTCGCCGCAGCTTCGCCTCCATCAGGTGAAATTCCCGCGTGTTGGTGACATCGAACGGCACTTCCAGCGTGCTCCAACGGTGCTGACAGGCGCGGCATTTGCGGCGTCGTTTGACCTGGCCGTGCCATGCGCGGCTGTCGGTCACGTCGGAGGTCGAGGCGCGGCACGACGGGCACGGCGCGCGGGTCAGATCCCCGTTTTCGTCCGAGAGCGCGGCGAGGCGCCCTGCCGTGGTGTGGTTCATCTCAGCGCCTCAGTCGCAAAAGGCCCCCGACCTGTTGCCCAGGCCGGGGGAAGTCGGGGGTAATGAGCGCGTGACGTGCGCCAGCCGATCGGGCCTCGGATTGGGGATGCGGGGCCGATGCTGTCAGGTGCGGCGAAAGGGGGAGCGGCCATTACGCGGCTTTGTCCTTGCGCGGACCAAATGTCTTGACCGTCTCGGTTTGCAGAGCATCAGCGTGCCGCAGCAACGCGCCAGCAGCCCCACGCATTCGATCTATGTTGAACCAGCGATCATGCTCTCCCAGATGATCACGCAGCACATATTCCGGCTCTTGGCCCTTCTGGGTGTGCTTCGGGTAACGGTCTTGCAGATCGTCGGAAAACAGGTCGCCATTGACAGCGGTAGCCTCGGCGATTTCTACGGGTTCGAAGTTGCGCCGACAAAACGCTCGCGCCACCTGTCGAAGATGCAGGTTGCAGCCAACCCATCCGGTCGGATGAATGGACTTGTCAAAGCCGATGATGTCCATCGCGCCATTGGCGAGAAACTCGGGGTTGATCGAAACCTTGAGCCGATTGATGTCGTAAACGCGACGAACGGCCGCGACGAGTTCTTCACCTTCGCTCATTTGCCGATCCCTTTCAGCCATGCCGCGACGACAGGTGCCATTTCCAGGATGGTCACCCGCATGTGGTCGTGTATGTCCTCAAGCATTGAGGACGGCTCTTCATCGAGCAGTCCTTCACGCTCAAAGTCTTGCAGACGGCCCCAGAGCCAGAGCGCTTTTTTGTTGCCGGGGCTTCGTGGCAGCGGGCCGCGTTCAGCGACGACATGCCGCATGATGATGCCGGTGGTCGACGGATTTGGTTCGCGTAATGCCTGCTCGAAGATTTCGTCGGGCACGTCAGCGAGTTTCTGCCATTGCGAGGACTGGTCATAAGAAATGCCAAGGTCAGCAAGTGGCTCGCGCTCAGATAAACCCCTCGTGTCGGTTGAGGGGTTTTCAGTTGGCCTACCCCCCTTCGCCATCTCGCGTTCGCGCAGTCTTTTGCCGCATTCTTTCTCTGCTCGTAATCTAACCTTCCGCGCTTGTTCTTCTGCCTCAATGTTCTGTGCCTGCCGTGCATACATCTCGAGCGCGCGGGCTTTGTCGCGAATGTCTTTTACTTCGTCGATCGCATGACATGCGGCGATCGCACGGCACATTTCATCGTAGCGGACGAGCGACTGGCTCATGCTGTCTCCGACCGCGCGTCCTCGATGATGCGGGAGGCGTGGCGGATCTCGTCGAGCGTGATCGGGTGAGCCAGTGGGAGAGTTCGTGCCAGTTCGGCTATTTGGATTTGCCGAAGGGGCGGAATGGTGCCGCGCTTTTTCCAATTGGATATCGCGGGTTGCCCGCAATTAAGTGCCCGCGCTACCGCGCCGTCGCCGCCGAGGGTGAGAAGTATTTCCTCTAAGGAAATCTCGGTTTCTTCTAATTCAGGACGGACGAGGCTTAGTTTCGCATGATCAATTTCTGTCAATCCGAGGTCGGTCAGCATCAACCGGGAGAACGAGTGCCATTCGCCGCGAATATGAACGTCCGCGAACCGCGCGTGCAGCATTGCTTCTTCAGCTTCGCCGCCTTCAAACACTCGAATGAGTCGCAGTTTCTCGTAATGAGCGACCTGAAACTCAGTCAGGCGTCCGCCCGGATCATTGGAATGCCCGATTTTAACCGGTCCAGTGTGGCCGGCGCGGATCATGTAAACAGGCATTACACAGCCTCAAGCTGCTTGCGCTTCGTCCATTTCTTGGGCGCGCGACGGGTCAGCGGCAGGATCTGATCAATGGGCAGGCGTAGCGCCTGACTGATCTGCTGGGCACGCCACGCGGGGATGCACCCCTGGGCCTTCCAACCGCTGATAGTGTTGTGCTTGAGGCCTAGCGAGGCGCCGAATTTCGACGTTCCCCCGCTGTCCTGGATCAGTTTGTTGAGGGCGTCGTTTTGCATCGCTTGATTGTCGTATATAACGACACTATACGTCAAGCTATGATTGTCGTGAAATACGACTCGCGCCTGGATCGAGGATGTCAGATTGCCTTCATGGGAAACCTGAAGACGATCGGGCGGCGGATCGCGAATTTAAGGCGTGACGCCGGGATGACGCAGACCGATCTCGCGGTCGCGATCGGCATTTCGCGTTCTCTTTTGGGTGAGATCGAGGGTGGTACTCAGCCGGGCGGACTGGGCACCATGTTAGCAATCGCCGACGAGTTGAAGGTGCCGTTTGACTGGCTTCTGGGCCGCAAGGTTCCTCCAGGCGGCCCACTGGTCGGAAAGTTCATTGATGATCCGGACACACTGGCCTGGATTGGCTTCTGGGAAAGCCTCGCCCCGGAACAGCGCCCCATCGCCGCCAAGATGCTCGGACTCCCACCACCAGCGGCGGCGGCGTAGGGATTTTTCATGCATCGGTTTTTTTGTCGTGATTGACGACAGTTTGCTATTGCCAAACCTGTCGTAATATACGACATTACCTCCAGCCACACCGCTGGAGTTCTTTCCGTGTCCCGTCATTCTTCTCTTGCTCCCTGTCGTTCGACCACATCCGAGCCCGTAACATTACGAGACGTTGCCGTCGCGGCAATCCCCGCTGCGCGGCCGCCCCTCCTCTCTGAATGCCACGACTGTTCCGGCGCCGGCCGCATCTGCCTCGGGCATTGCAACGACCCCTGGGTGCGCACTCAGCAGTGCGAGACGTGCGCGGGCACTGGCGAGGTCACGCTCGAGTGCAACGGCTGGAAGTGCCGCGCCGACGCGACGGAGTGGGTCGATGGTGCGGCGTGGTGCGCCGTTCATGCGGCCGAGCAGAAAGCGGACGCGCTGCTATGAACAAATTAACCGCATCCGACATTCGCCTCATCCTGCTCGAACTGGATCTCGCCGAGACGTATCGCGAGCTGCCCAACACGCACGCGAAGAGCATCCGGGCGATCCGCGACACGCTGCTGCGCGCGGCGCTGGCGGATGTCGAGGTCGGGCCGCTCGAGCGGAGGGCGGCATAATGGATGCCCCAAGCGCATGGCGCGTGGAACAAGCAATGGCGGCGTGGGCTTCGGCCCGCGCGCGGCTGTTGGCCGACGACAGCGGTCTCGAACAAAACGAGGCGGCGCTTGATGAATTACTCGGCGCGGCCGAGGGCGACATTGAAAGCGTGCTCGCGCGGCTCCTGCGAGCTGCCCGCGACGCCAAGGCCATGGCGGATGCCAGTGCCGGACTGATCGAGGACATGCGGGCGCGGAAGGAGCGTTACCAGCGCCGCAACGAAGCGTTCCGGGGCACGGCTTTCGCGATTTTAGACGCGCTCGGGAGGAATCGGTTCGAGATGCCGGACCTGACCGCCTCCATTCGCGCCGGGCAACCGTCAGTGCAAATCGTCAACGAAGACGAAATCCCCGACCTCTATGTTGAGTTGGTGCGGAAGATAGATAAGCAAACCATCGCGTCAGTATTGAAGAGCGGCGGCGAGGTCCCTGGTGCCACGCTCTCAAATTCTCTCCCGACGCTATCACTGAGGACCAAATAATGAACGCGATTGTCCCCACCAGCGGAAGCGCCAACGTGCTGATGCCGACGAACATGGAGAGCGCCATCCGGCTCGCCGAGATGATGTCGCTTGGGAAGATCGGCATTCCGGAGCATCTGCGGAAAAATCCCGGCGACTGTCTGCTCATCGTGGAGCAGGCGATGCGGTGGGGAATGTCACCGTTCGCCGTCGCCGCCTGCACTTCGGTCATCAACGGCAAGCTAAATTTTGAGGGCAAAATTGTCGCCGCCGCGCTCAACGGCAGCGGGATCATGGCCGCCCGGTTGGAATACGAATACTCCGGCGCGGGTCCCGATCTGAAGGTTACGGTGCGGGGCACCATCAAGGGCGAATCAAAGCCGAGAGAAATAACCCTCTGGCTGAAGGAAGCGAAAACCACGAACGGCATGTGGATCAAGCAACCCGAGCAGCAGCTTTGCTATGCCGGAACTCGCGTTTGGGCACGCCGGCACGCGCCGGAGGTTATGCTGGGCGTTTACTCGCCGGAAGAGTTCGACGCCCAGACCGCCCGCGACACGTTCCGCGGCACGACGCTGGATGCGGACCCGGCACCCGTCGCCGCGCCCGTGTCAGAACCGGCGGTTGAGCCGCCGAGGCAAAAGCCCAGGCAGTCAATTACCCAGTGGCTCGACGCGCTGGAAACGCGGCTGTCATACGCCACCACAAGCGAGGCGGTGGATGAAATCCTGGCCGAGGACGAAGTCCAGAAAGCGCAAGATCGTCTGCGCGACAACGCGCGCGACCGCCTCGACCATATCTTGCAAGGCGCCATCGCGCGCACCTCCGCTGACGAGACCAGCGCGCCGAACGACGGCGTTTTCGCCGACCCCGAGACCGATCCATTCCGGTCCCCGGTGACGGCGTGAGCGAGAAACCTGACACGCCTGTCGAATGCGTCGAGGAATTTATCGGCGATGGGCTTTATGTGTCGTTCGACGGCTGGCAAATCTGGCTCCGCACGCCACGCCCAGAGGGCGATCACCGCATCGCGATGGAACCCGATGTGTGGCGGTCGCTTCGCGCCTGGATCGACCACTACCCGCGCTTGAAAAAGCACATGGAGGGCAAGTGATGCGCGTCCTCACCATCCTCGCCTGCCTCGCGACGGGCGTCGTTTATACGGTCCTTTTCGTGTTGGCCCTGGCTGACGAGGTGGTGCGGTGAGCGAGAACGAGTTCACGCCGATTGACGCGGCGGGGTTCGCGCTGCGCGTCGATGGCGTCACGATCGCGTTGTGTGCCGACGTTGACCGCATCTGGCTCGACCGCGACGGCGAGGGCGGCGAGTTTTCGCGGCGGGAGTTTCTGGACGTGCTGCACCAGTTCATCAGCGAAAGGTTGTAGGCCATGAGCAACCACTCCGAGTTGATCGACATCGCCGCCGCCATCAGTGAGACCGACCCGGTGACGGCGTGATGAGCGCCGTCCCTGAGTGGACCGAAGGCGTATGCGACGATGGCGCGGCCATTCTGCGTGATGGCGTGATGGTGCCGGTCGAGGATGTTGTGGACGCTCTGAACGATCTGCGGGCGGCGCTGCTGAAGTGTGACGAATATCTGGGCCTGTTGATTGACTTCGCGGAGCACGCGGCAACGCAGGACTACAACGAAGACCGGACGCTCTCATGGATCGCCGTGGTAACGGACAGAGCCAGAGCAGCCCGCCACGTCGTCGCGAAGGTGCTGGCGCCATGAGCAACCACGCCGAGCTGCTCGTTATCGCCGACGCCATCTCCGAGACCAACCCCGCGATTGCTGTCCACCTGCGTGCGTTGGCGGCGCGTGTGCGGGCGCAGGAGCGGTGCCTGGATGAACTCGTGGATGAGGACCGCATCAGCACGCGGCTGGCGGAGGCCGTCGCCGTGGAGCATCTGAGCCGGTATCGGACGCGACGGTGATGACTCCGCGCTCGCGAAGGCAACGAACGATGTCACAGCCTGAAACGAGCGGGCTTCGCTGCGAGTGCTGCGGCGAGCCGGCGACAACCGAAGATATCGACGGTGTGCCTCTGTGCGAGGGTGATTACCAGCACCTCGTGGAGCACTGGCGACGGGAGTTTAGCGGGAAGGAGGCGGGCGATGCCCAATCCTGTTGATCCGCGCCCGTGGCTCTGCCTCGCCGCGCTGCTGCCTCTCGCCGCGTGCGTGAGCCAGAAGAACCTCGATCAGCGGTTGGAATGGGCAGAGCAACTGCGGCTACAGCGGGACATGGTGGAAAACGAGCGGCTGCGGTTGTGGCTGGACTATCGCGGGGGCAGACGATGATCGACCCGCGTGTTGGGGCGCTGATCGAAGCGATGGATCAGATCCTCGATGATATGGGCCGCGAAGGTCAGAGCGTGGCGCTCGCGAGCAAAGCGCAAGCCCGCATCGCCTTTGAGCCATTTCTGGACCCCGAGTCCCGCGCTGTCTACATGCCGTTGGACGAAGCGGAGAAAATCTGGCGGGAAGTAAACCGATGAGCGAGCAACGCGATCTGATGTTCCTGCCGGAGTCAGCGGCTCGACGATTGTCAAAAAAACACGGCCACGCCGCTGCTCCAGGAACCGGACCGGAGGGTGAGACGTGCCGAACCTGCGTCCATCTGGCCAAGGTGCATCTGGCCAAAACCTATTCGAAATGCGGCTTGATGCGGGCTTATTGGAGTGGCGGACAAGGAACTGATGTGCGCCTCTCGGACGCTGCGTGCCGTAGGTGGAGCGTCACCGATGTCTGACCTCACGCCCCGTTGGCTGCCGGCGCGTGAGGCGGCGGATTACGTCGGCTACGATACGAACCTCGCGGAGGCCGGATGTTCGGCGCACGAGATCGCCGCCATCACCGGGCATCGGTCGCTTGCGCTTGTGTCGCTCTACACCGCCAGCGCCGATCAGGAGCGGATGGCGACGGCGGCCATCGTGCGGTTGCAGACGAGGGAAGCATGACCTCACGCGAACTGGTTGATCGGCTCACAGCCGCCATCGAAGTGGACATGCGGCTTGGCGATGACGACGTTCCGCGAGTTGAAATCGTCGGCGCTGAAGCCATGATCACCGCTTTCGCCGAGGGCGTGCGACGTGATGCGCTGGAGGAAGCCGCGCTGCATGTTGAAAGCCGCGCCAGGAATGAAAAGCAACTCGCGCTATCAGCCCGTCAGAGAGGACGGATCGATGACGCTGTCGCCCACGAACACCGCCAGACCGCTTTGGAGAATGTCGCGGACCAGATCTGTGCCCTGGCGGACCATCACGCAACCAAAACGGGAACGAGTGACAACTAAGTGACAACCGCCAACCATGACCAGAAAAATGACGGATTTCCGCCATATATTACCAGCGGTCTTCCTCGCGCAAACTCACCGCTTCGGTCAAAAAACGGCGCGTTTCCGCCAATTTCTAAAAACAGAGACAGAGGGCGAAATGCCGCGAAACGCCGTGGATCGGCGTGATACGGAGGTGGTTGCGGGGACAGGATTTGAACCTGTGACCTTCAGGTTATGAGCCTGATGAGCTACCGGACTGCTCCACCCCACGGGGCTAGACTACACGAAACCGTTGCCGCTGTCCGGACGATAAGAGTATGAGGCGGGTGCGCGTGAGCAGGTCTGGCGGACCACTCACGCGCGGAAACCGGTTTGAGCGGTTTCGGGGACCCTGACGCGGGGTGTAGCCCGAGTGCCGCTCATCCACAAACAGGATTTGAGCGATGACCGACGACGAAAAAGCCTTTTTTGAAAACATGCTCACCCAGGTGAACACCAAGATGGCCGAGTTGCTCGACGCCATCACCCTGGTGCGGGACGATGTCACCAACACCAAAGGTCATGTCGTTTACGTGATGGAAGACAGCCTGACCCTTGGTCGCCGCATCTCACGGCTGGAGGACGAAATGCGCCAGCGGAGGTCCGAGCCATGACTCCCGTGGACCTCGCCTACATCGGGCACGCCATCGATCGGCTGACGACCGAGGTGGCCAGCTTGAGAGACGACATGGGCGTCCTGACCGCTATCGTGATCCGGCTCGACGGCACGCTGACGGCGTTACTGGCGGAAAACCGCGCCGTTCACTCGCAGCACGCGCGGTTGGCGAACCGGGTGCGGGCGCTGGAAGGTGCGCCGTGATCGGCGGCATCGTGGGCGGGTTTATGATGCTTGCCATCTTCGCCTGCGCCGGTATCATTCATGGCGCCGCGACCGAGGGTGGACATCCCGTTCGGACTTTCTTCGCGCTCCTGGTGGCGCTGCCGATCACGGCGGTATTCGTCTTGCTGTATCTGGCGATGTTGATCGGTTAGGGAGTTCCTGGCGGTGGCGGGGGGAGGCCCTGCTTCAGCGTATTTAACATTTCCAGAATCCGTCTGGCTCCCGCGCGATTGGCTCCCGCTCTGGAAAGGGCAGCTCCGCCTTCTCCTATGGTATAGCCGGCGAGCATCCCAGGGACACCTCCTATCGACGCGCCGACGACGGCGCCGGCCTTACCCAGGAGGCGGCTGCCCAGTCCGTATACGGCGTCACCAATCGTGCCTCGCTCAGCCATGCGCTCCAGTGCGGCTTTTTCCTCGGGAGACCAGCCGCGAGATTTGGTGCGACTGGAAAGCAACGTGTTCGCCTGGGTCTTGATGGACTGCGTCGGGTTTTGTGTCCGGTCGGCGCGCTCCTGCATACGGACGATGTCATCCATCTTGAGTGCCTGGGACCACGCCTGGCGGGCGGGCGCCATCGCCTCGATACCAGCGGTGCCGCCGGTCACGTCTCCCGCGCCTGGGTTCTCGAAATGGTCGCGCAGGTTGCGCTGGATCTCCTGAAGTTGTTTTCCAGGACCAGAAATCCCTCTCGGGCCGTATTCCTGGGTGATCAGGTCGGCGAGGCTGCGGTCCATCTCCGTCGCGCCCTGAAGGGTCGCGGGCTTGTCTCGCAGACCCTGCCACCGCTCAAGCAATGACGTTACAGCGGTTGGGCCACCCGTTACTATTCCGTGTTCCGTCTGCCCTGGAACGACCTTGGCGACATCGAATGCCTTGTTCATGTATTCAGGCGAATAGGTCGCGTTGTTTCTGTGCGCGATATCGAAGTAACCGGAAGAGATCTGCTTCGCGTATTCCACCGGCCCGAGCGCCTCCGGCGGCGCCAGCGACGGCCCTGGTGTTGGGGGTGGTGCCGGGCGCTGTTGCTCCAGAGCTTTACCAAGCAGTGCGTCAGGCACGCCCGCCGGGGGCGGCCCGGTGACCGGCAGCGCCGCCCCTGGTGGCACGAATCCCGGCTGGTTGGGGTTGACCCCCGGCGGCAGGTAGCCGGGCGTCTCTGGCTTCTCCCACCCCGTGTCGTGGCGTAGCAGGTCGATCGCCCGGCCAAGAGAGGTCTGCCCTTCGATCGGTCGCGGCGCCATGCGCTCCATGACGGTGGAGGGGCGGGTCGAGGGGGTGAAGTCTGGCTTCATCCCTTTATAGGCCAACCCCGCCTGGGGCAGTAACGCTCCGCCTACCTGGGTTCCCATGGCGAGATCTCGCCCGAGGCGTGGATCAATCGTATCGCCAATTTCCTTGGCGCCTTGTTGAACCCCGCGTCCGGTGGCGTTCAGTACACCGAGGGCGCTACCGAGCGTGTCCAGGGCGGGATTGTAGATATATCTACCGAGCGGCCCTCGATTGAACAGCTCTCGAAGATACGGCGTTTGAATGGGTTCTGTCTGTTTGAACCCTTCCGTGGCCGCCTGTCCGATTCGCTCGATCGGTCCTGGTAACTTCAGCGGGAGCGCGGCGTTTTCCGCCAGCGCCAGATCGCTCTGATCCCGCCACTGCTTTGGCGCGTTTGGGATGACCGACCTGCCGCCCTGGTAAGGCTCCTTTAACGGGCTGGCGTATGAAGGCGCGGGATGATCACCGTAGATCGCGCGGGCTTCTTCCGGCGTCATGGCGGGGCCGCCACCGCCCGATCCCGGCGGGGGCGCGGGACGCGGCTGGTCCTCCGGGAAGACCGTGCCAGGCGCCGGGTCCTGGCCGTAGATGGCGCGGAACTCTTCGCTGTTCATTCGAGTGGGTCCACGCCCCAGATCGCCAGATCGCCCTTGGAATTGTAGTAGGCGGTCCCGCGCCGGGGCTTGTTGTGTTCCATCCAGGCTTTGCCATCCGCCGGTGAGATGCTCTTGCCAGGGAATGTCGGAATGGCGGGCGGCTCTTTCGCCAGACGCTCATGCAGATCACGCATGGTCCCATGGTTGTTCGGGTCGTGCAGGGAATCCGTCGCGATCTCGTAAAGCCTGCCCTGATAATTGAGGATCTGCCGGATCGCGGCGGTGGTCCGCGCCCGCCCTTCCGGTGTCGTGTTCATGGCGGGGGCGGAAGTATCCAGGAATGCCAGATCGGTGTTGGACGTATTACCCAGGCTGGTGCCGCTAAGTCCTTTCAGTTTAAGAACGAGTTGATTGTGTAACGCGTTATAAGCTTCCTGATTGGCGGTGGCGTCGGTGATGTCTTGTGATGCCAAACCAAGGCCGGACAGGGTTTTCTGCACGCTCTGGGCGAAGTTCGAGCCAACGGTCCCACGGCCGCCAAAGGAGTCGGATTTAATCTTCTTATCCAGCGCCTCCATGTGATCGAGCAACTGATGCACGGGGCGGATCTTGTCGTAAGGCTCGGCGTAGTCGGTCAGATACCTCTTACCCTCGGCCTCCGCCCTGGCCGCGACGCGCGCATCGACGGGGATCGCCTTGGTGGTCACATTTCCGGCGTTGTCCACGAGGTATTGCACACCAGGCTCGCGTATCATGCCGCTGGCGGCGAGATGAGCATCCGTCGCGGGGCTGTTCTGTTTCAGCCAGTCCTGACGCGCTTCTTTCTCAATGGCCAGACGCGCGGCGTCGGCTTTCTCGCGCTGTGTCATCAGCGCGGCGCGTCGGGCGTCCTGGACCTTGACCACGTCCTCCGGCGTGCGCGCGCCCACCGACATGACTTTTAGTGTCCGCTCGACATCAGGGGAGAGTGCGTAGCTGGTCTGCGCCTGCTCGGTCGGCGTCAGCGGCCGCATCTTGAACTCAGGTGTGGGCGGCATCGCGGGCGGGACTGTCCCCGGTGGCCCCGCCACCATGGTCCCTTGCCCTGGACCACTGGCCATACTGGTCCTGGCCTCGGCCCGGCCCGCCTCGATCTGGGCGACATCGGCGGCTGAAGCAGCAGCGGCGGCGGGCGGCAAGGTTGGGATAACATTCGAGGTTGGCGCGGCATCGCCTGCTGCCTGGACGGCGCCAGTTTCCGGTGTGGCGTCGGCGCGCGGTCGCGGCACCTCGAAGTGCATCGGATCGCGCGTCTTGCCTGACCAGTCGCCGCCCCAGACCAGGCCGTGTTTGGCGGCCAGTTTACGCGCCAGATCCGGCGGGATGTCGGAGGCGCTCCCGCCTTGTGGGTTCTTCGCCCAGTTGATGTCGATCGCGGTGCCGAACGCATGGTTGGAAGGCGTGTGCGTTCCGGCGATGAAACGCTTGTTGTAGCCGCCCGATGTGGCTGGATCGAGCCTGTAGCCGTTCGCCTCCAGGTCGTTGACCAGACCCTGAAACTTCTCAGCCACCGTGGCCGCGACCTGAAACTTCGCGCCGCCTGGGGCCACGACGGGGGCCAGTTCAGGCGTCGGAGGCAGAACGTCGCTCGTCGTGGTCGTTCCGGCTTTTCCGATATCGGTGTTGGTTGGCTGGTCCGCTGCTTTCATCCGCGCCACGGCGGCCCGGTCTTCTTGCAGCTTCAGATACGGCAGCGCCTCCCGCAGTCGCGCGATCTGGTCCTGCTGCTGCTGATGCGCCAGTTGTTGCGTCGCGTAGTGTTGCGCCGCCGAGACCGCCTGGGTCTGGCCGAGGCTGCCGCGGGCGGACTCCAGCCCCTGGCCGAGGATCGATCCGAAGGTGTGCGGTTGCGAGGACCAGTCCGACGCCTGCAGCATCCGCGCGCCCATGGCGCCGAGGGCGGCGAGGCCGCCCTGCTCCCGCTCCTGGGTCGAACCATACTGGGCGCCACCGGCGAGACCTTCACCGATGCGCGACAGCAGACCACGCCCCTCCATCGACGACGGACCCATGTTGGGGTCGGCGGCGGGCTGCGCGGTTTTACCCGACAGCAGCTGGGCGATGATCTGGGAGAGTTGCTGATCGGATGTGGTAGATGAGGTTTCTTCGGCCATCGTATCAGAACCCCAACAATCCAATAGTTCTGGGAGCGTTATAAGGCTGCGCCTGCCCACCCGGTGTGATCGCCGAATCCAGCAGCGTGTCGCGTTGTTTGTTGAGCAGTTGCACCAGCTGATCGAGCGCCACGCGCCGCATGGGCTGGCCGGGGGGCACGATCTGCGGCATGGCGGCGCCCTGAGGGGCTTTGTCGTCCTTCTTCTGGCTTTGGCTGTCCGCGAAGCCTTTACTTATGCCCTGGAGCGTTTTGGTCAGGTCCATGGAAGACGTGCCCGTGGTGTCGGTGCCGCCCGCGTAGGAGGGGTAGAATCCCGAGACGGAAGACATGCCCCAGTTACCGCTGTTGAGCGACCCCGCCGGAAGCGCGCCGACACTGGAGCCGAGGGCCAGATCGGGATCGGCGAAGGGAATGTAGTCAGCCATCAGCTGGCTCCTCCAATACCACCAATGAGGGCCCCGGCGGCGGCGACATAGGGATTGCCGCCGCTCACCGCCGCGCCCGTGGTGGCACCGGACAACGCGCCACCAATGACGCCGCCGGCCACGTTTTTGTTCAATTCCGTGTTCTGCTTGTTGAAGCCGGTGCCCTGGGTTGAATAGGGAATACCACCCAGCGCGCCCAGCAGCAGGTCGAGATTCTGTACTGGCCAGTTCTGTCCCTCGTAATACTGGCTGAGGCCCGCGTTATCGAGTTGCTGCTGATAGTTCTGCTGCGCCATACCGCTGGCCTGCAACATGGACGCGTCTCTCTGATCCATACCTTGTTGTAGTTGAGCGACATTCGGCAGCGCCCCGGCGGCTGCGAGACCCGCCTGGAAGTTGGTGTTGTTCAACCCTTGTCCGGCGGAGGCCGCGTTGCCGTAGCCGAGGCCCAGCATACCCCCGAGGTTGGCGGCGGTGTTGAACTGCTGTGTGCCCAGCTGTCCCGCCGCGCCGTAAGCCTGTTGCGCCAGCCGGTCGGCGGCGTTGAAGTTCTGCCCGGACAGCAGGCTGGCGGCGTTGTAGCCCTGCTGCGAGGCGTTATTGGCGAGGTTGTAAGCCGGCACGAGCGCCTGCCCCCAGCCCGTGTTGAGCATGTTGCCGATGAACTGCTGCGTGCCGAGCGAGGTCTGCGCGTCGGCGACGCCTTCCTGAACGCCCGCGCGACTGCCACCAAACGCATTCACCTGATTGGCGTTGGCGGAGATGCCCTGTTTCGCCAGAGCCAGCTGTTGCTGCCCCGCCGCCAGCGCCGGGTTGATCACGTCGTCGCGGTAGGGCGACATCAGGGCCGTCGCGTTGCGGCCGACCTGCTCGGCGGTGGCGGGACTGTTGGCGGCGAGGTAGTTGCCCAGCAGCCCCTGGTTCTGGCCGATGGCGCCGCCGTAATAGCCCTGTGACTGATTCTGCGCGTTGCCGAAACCAGCCTGCGTCTGGCCGAGCGCGTTGCCGTATGCCTTCCACGACGGGTCGAGGACATTCTGCTCGAAGTTAAAGTAAAGTGGATTGGTCGCGGCGGTCAGTTGATCCGCCGTCTGTGGCCGCGCCTGTCCCACGAGATTGTTATAGGCGTTGTAGGACGCCGCCAGCGCCGGATCGCCCTGACCCTGGAGGTCGCGCACACCCTGATACGCGGCCAGGGTATCGCCGGTTGGCGGCGCGACGGTCTGTCCCGTGTAGGGGTCGTAGGGCCGGTAGGAGAGGGCATCGGCGCGCTCCACCGCCGCCTGTCCGGTGGCGCCGAGCCATTCGGGAATGTAGTTGGAGGTGTTGGTTTCGGCGGTAGAGGTTTGTGGCTTCGACTTCGACATCGCTCAGTCCTCCGCCAACTGTTTATGGAAGACGTGCATATGCGGCCTTGGACGCCAGCCGGTGTGATACGCCACGCGCCCCCAGCCCCTGCGTCCGACCGATACCGCCATCGTGCAGCCTTCGGCTTTGGCCCAGGCGAGGATGTCGTCCTCCAGCGCCATGCAGTCCGGGATCGTGCCGCTCATGAGCCAGAAGCTGACCGCTTTCAGCCGTGGATATTCATGCAGTTCCGTGACAACCGCGCCGTCGCCGTTCTCCCAGAACTGGGCCTGACCTGATCGCACGAGGTCGATGACATCTTGTAACGTATGCGTGTTCCCGCCGTAATCGAGGGCTTTCTGAAGCCGTGCGCGCTTTTCCTCCGAGGACAACATCACCTGACGGCGCCGGCGAGAATCGCCAGCGCGGAGCCGGCGAAGAACAGACACCATAAAAGGGCGGAACAGCGTGTCATGTCACGATACGATCCAGCAACATCGACCCCATCGGTGTCACCCGGATGCGCCATACGCTGCCGTCACTGGCGCGGATGTTGACCGCGTCGAAGGTCGGAATGGGGTCGGACGGTGGAGGCGGGACAACCTCCGGAGGATGCGCGAGAGTGAAAGGCTCCAGAGGTGACGGTAAAGCCATGTTCGTGGAGCCAGCCGGAGCGCGTTTTGGAAGTGTCATGGCGTGACAAGGTCCGTATGAAGGGTTCCATCAGGGAAGACACGGAGCCGCCACGTGGCCCCGTCGGAATCAATCAGCGCCAGCGAGTGATACACCGGCGTCACGGTGGCGTCGGCTTTTGAATTGACCATTTGCACGATCTGCGCCAGCCGCTGGTCGATGTCACCTGAAACCGGCGGCGCGAACGGCGCGGGGGGATGCGGACGCATGACCATCAGCGATTCTCCGTGGGCATGGCACCAAAGTCCGAGTATAATCGAGACGGCACCGGCGTTGACGCGCCAATGCCATCTCTGACCACGGACCTGTATGAGAGGACGCGATGGCTGATACCGACGATAGCATTGAGAAGCGGCGCGCGTATCAACGCGAATACATGCGCAAGTGGAAGGCCGCGAACCCTGAAAAAGTAAGAGCCATCGCTCGGAAGTCCAGGGAGCGTAACAAGGTAAAGCGCGCGGCTACCGCACGAGCGTGGAAACTTGCTAACCGTGATAAGCTTCGCGCGTGGCGAGAAGCAAACAAGGAAAAAGTAAACGCCCAGAAGCGAGCGCTCAGAAAGGCAGACCCCGACAAATTCGCGACGCAGGATCAGGCGTGGAGAATAGCGCACCCGGAAAGGACGGCGTTCATGCGCCACAGGTCTGCCGCCAGGGGGCGCGGCATTCCTTTCTTGATGACCTTTGATGAATGGTGGGAGGTCTGGCGGGCGAGCGGTAAGTGGCCGGAGCGCGGCAGACACAAAGGCCAATATTGCATGGCGCGCTTCAGAGACCTTGGAGCATATGAAACTGGCAATGTCCGAATAATCCTGGGTCGAGAAAATCTGGCGGAAATGGATCAGTCGTACAGAAGTAAACCGCGAAGTGACGAATGGCGTAAACACCTCTCGGAGGGAGTTAGCGCTTATTATGCCAGAGTTCGTCATTCTAACGAGACCCCCCTTGGCGCAAAATGAGTCTGTTGCGGCCAACGCTGAATGGCCCATCAACCAGCCCCTCGATCCGCATACGGATCGAACGGCCGGAGAACCGCACATCCATCAGACCATCATGGACCTCGCGGTAAAGCCCGGTGTCGGTCGTGGTGTCCCACGGCTCCTCGGCGGACGCGAACCTGAAACCGAACGGCGGCGACAATGTCGGGCTCGATGTCGCATCGAAAACGACCTGTTTGATATGCAATCTGTTGTTGCCCTCGCCGCCGTTGATCGATCCGCTCTCGACCCAGACATCGCCGTTCGAGGCGCGCGGTGTGCCATTATCGGTGTAGCCGCTCTCATGTTGAAACAACGCGCCGCCAGTGCTGTTGGGGCCGCCGAGCACGGGAAAGTCCAGCGTGCCGATCCGATCGCCGGCGGTTCTGTTGCGCTTGCCGATCAACCAATAGCCCGGCTGGTTGGTGTAATTCATCGCGATGTAACGATTGTTCTCGCCCGTCGATGAGGTCTCGTCCGGGAAGTCCCACCACAACTCGGCGAACTGTGGATTGGCCGAGCCGAACAGCCGCCCCGCGCTACCGGCCTTGAGGACGGAGAAAAACCAGTTCTTCACATCGCAGTTCAGCGGCTGGACGTTGCCGTTATAGGACCAGAAGTTCTGATTGCTCATCCAGGCGACGAAGCTGCCGGCGCCCGCCACCGCGCGTGGCGAGATCGGCCCGCAACCGGCGCCAATCTGTACGATACCGTAAGCATATGGGGCACCGACGTAGGACATCAGATGCACGTCATTCGTCGTGAACAACAAAATACCAGCGGCTACTTTCACCGCCGTCAGCGCGGCGGCGGATGTCACCAGTTGCTTGTCGCCCGCGAGATTGGTGACATTGGGCGTCCAGACAGTCATGTTTTCTTGATCGCTCCACGCGACTTTGCGCGGATCGCCGTCCGAGCCGTAAAGCACCACATGGCGCTGATCGGTGACGATGACGCCGCGATTATTGGTCGGCGCGTTGAGCACCTGCGTGGCGACGGTTGTCGGCGTCTTCGGGTCCCACGAGTAGAGGTGGCCGTCCTGGGTCGGCACGACGACGAGCAGCTCACCGAAAGTGTCCATGCTCCACCAGTCGGTGGGGTGGCCGAGGATGCCGGGAGGGCCGATCGGACCGCCCGCGTCGCTTGAGATCCCGTAGACCCCGACGGAGTAGTTCCCCAGGCCGTAGCCAGAGTTGTAGCCGGGCGGCAGGATCGGTGGCGCGCCGGTTGGTGTGATGTCGTAAAGGGTCTGGGTGTCGAACAGGTAGGCCCAGAGATGGGTGTCGGTGCCGAACGCCGCCCAACGCTGGTAGAGGTTGTCGTGCCAGGTGATGACATCGCGCGGCAGGTCGGCGACGCTACTGTTGGATATGATCTGATTGCCGCCGATCGGTACCGTGACACCGCCGCGCCAGCGGATGTTCTGGCTGTCAAACCACCTGCCGGCCGATGCCTCCGAGGTGGACTGCCTGACGATGCCGGGTGGCGGAAGTTCGGTTACGCGGGGCATCGCGCTTCCAGCACGGCCACACGAACCGTCAGCTCCTTGACCGCGTTCACCAGGGCCAGGATGAGCGGCCCGAGCTGCGTCGCCAGTTGCCCCGGCAGCAACGCCGGATCGCGGGTGCCGTCTTTCCTCGGGTGTCTCTCCTCCAGCACCAGTTCAGGCATGATCGATCGCGTCGATTGCGCCGACAGGCCGTGATACGTCACGCCATCGGCCTTGGTGCCACCCTGGCCGTTGTATTCAAAGGTGATGGGCTCCAGGCGCATGATCTCGGCGAGGCCACTGGTGTAGGGCCGGGCGTTGCGTTTCACCCGGTCGTCCGACGCCGCCTGCCACAACCCGCCACCCGGTTTGATGCCGGCGCCGACGATGGTGAGGTTGCCGCCGTTGTCGAGGTTCATCAGCGCGCCGTTGGCGTTCCAGTAGCGCACGCCGATCGCGTCGTTATAGGCGTCGGTCACGCCACCGGCCCATTGGAAGACCCGGTTGGGCGCGCTGCGGTAGGCCGTGAAGTCGGTCACCGCCGGGGAGGCGAAGTAGACCTGACCGGCGCCGATGTTGCCGCTGACGGCGAGGCCGCCGGTCGTGATCGCGCCTGACACGCCGAGATTGCCGCCGACCGAGCTGTTGCCGGTCACCGCGAGGTTGCCGTTGATGGTCCCGCCGGTGATTGGCAGTGACGCGGAGCCGCTACCGCCGGCCTCGACGACGAGCGAATGGATGAGGCTGTCGAGCGCCGTGAAGTTGGAATTTAGCTTGTTGCCCCAGGAATCTTGCGATGCGCCAATCGCGGGCAAGGTGAAGTGGTAATTGCTGGTGGTGCTGTCGCTCATTTCACCCCCGCCGGTGGATTGAGGGCGGTGTTGGTGATCCCCGTCGCCGTGTCGCTGCTGTCATCGGTGGTGGCGACATACCACCCGGCGCCAGTGGGCAGCATGACCCGCCAGCCCGCGATGCCCTTGGTGCGATTGTAGCCCATCCTGAGCACCCAGTCCCTGTAGGTGCCGTAGGAGGTGCCGGTGTGGGGACGGTTGGTCTGCGGCGCGTAAGGCGCCTGGAAGCCTTGCACGTTGGTGCCGTTACAGGCCCGCCACTGCGGATTACCTGATGGTGTCTGGGTCATCTGTCCCGCTGTCGTGGCCATCTCATTCTCCTACACGATGTTGAGGACGGTGCCGTTGCGCCACACCGCGTCGGTTGGCAGGCCCGTGGCGGATGTTGGCAGGTTCGTCATGATCCTGCGACCGTTGACTGTGTTATCGAGGATCGTGTCGGGCTGTGGCGTGATCCCACTGATCACCGCGTCACAGCGGTTGCCGGTGATAACAGCGGCAAGTCCGATGTAGCCAGTGATGGCTGTCGCCATGTTTGCGAGGTAATTGCCGGTTATGAGCACATAGTTCGGAGCATTCATGCCGATCCCGGCGGCATTCGGCCCGCCGTTGCCGATCCTGACGATGGTATTTCCCGCGACATGTGAGTTGGCTGTGTTCGGTCCCAGAAAGATGCCGTAGGTCTGCGCCGCGTTGGTGCCAAACGTGTCAATCAGGTTGCCGGTGACGGTGACTGTGTTGCACCTGTCCAGCCAGATGGCGGCGAATGGCGCGGCGGAGGAATGACCGTTGTCACAACAGATATTGTTGGCGATCAATATATCGGCGTGTGTGGCCGTGCTCTCGCTGAACACGGCGATACAATACTGGGTGTTGTTCAGAAAGATATTATCGGTGATGCTGATACGCGCGCATGGCGTGGGTTGCGCGGTGTCGGCGTAGACACCAACCGATGAGACGAAAGCGCCCGTCACGGTGCAGTTACTCATTCCACTATCGGTCACACCACCGTAGAAGGTGAATCCGCTGTCGTTCGACACGCCACTGATGAATGAGTTGACGATCCAGCAATCGGTAGCTCCGATACCGCCGCCGACGAACTGATTGGAGTTGACCCCTCCCGTCAGTGACACGGCGTCAAATCGCACATGCGACGACTGAACGATGTTCACGTTCCAGTTGATAGAATCCTTGATCGTGATCCCCGATACCCGGACATTACTGGCCTGATACAAATAGATGCCAGCCTGATTCCCACTCGTCTGGTTGGCGCCGTCGCAATCGATCGTGCCGTATCCATCAATGGTTACATTATGCACCCCATTAACAATATAGAGCAGCGTGCCCGAACCGGGACGACATTTCAGCGCGCCGTTCAGTTGTAAAGCAGTGCCTGACGGCACGTTCAGAGGCCCGGTCAGGTAGGGGTTACCAGTGTCGGGGATCAGCACCGTCGCTTTGCCCGCGTAAGTGTTGAACGCGGCCTGGATCGCAGCGGTGTCATCTGTGACGCCATCGCCCACGGCGCCAAGCAGGGTCACATCGACAATGCCGGATATCCACGCCGCGTCGAGTAAATCCGCGTTCGCATTGAGGTGAAACCCCCACTGCTCGGCGTCCGCGTTATATTCCGGCTTGTAAAGCCCAAGCTTTGGCGTCGTCGTGAACTCGCTGCCTGACATTTTATGCGGCCTCCGCGAAAGGCCCGGGTGCCCAGATACCAGGCGCACAGACGTGTTGCTGATCAAAGTTGCGTTCCAGGACCACCCAACCGGGTCTGGCGTCGCCCACGGCGGCGTAGCCCTCCATGCCGAAGCCGCCGAGGCCGAAGCCAACGGGGACCATCCCGAACGAGCCGAGCGTGCCCCAGGCGAGGGTGCCGAAGCGGCCACGGCCGAACGGGCGCGGCGTGGCGATGCCGGTGCTCTTGAGCACGATCCCACCGGCGGGGATGCGCGCACTATCATACATCAGGATCGTCACCGGCTCGACGAGGGCGAGCACGGGGAGCGTGCCGATACGCTGTCCCGCCAGCGGCGTGGACCAGAACGAGACGGAGGCGACGACGCCCCAGTCGGCCGTGGCGTGTTGCCACTGGAGGGACGTTGGATTGGAGATCAGCGTGCCATCGGCGGTGTAGGTCAGCACGGTCGGCTGACGGAAGTAGCCGCTCGTGGTGATCTCCTGGTGGTTGACCTCCAGGCCGACAAAACAGGCGAGAGGGAAGGTGGGGGTGGGCATATGCGTTTCCCCCTATGCTTTCAGAAGCCGCGTGATATCATCCGCTAATCTACCAGCCAGGTAAGCGTGTCCCGCATCGTTGGGATGCACCGCGTCGGCGCTGATATAGACATCGCAATTGCCGGTTCCCGTTGCCCCCGCCGTTGATCCGGTTCCGGTGAAGTATGGCCCCGCTGAACCCGTGATCTCAGGCACGAAATACACCAATGGATCAGCGAAAGCCGTTATCGCCGCCGCCATCGCGTTTTCAAGTGGAATGGTGGTCGCGGTAGCCTGATTCGCTCCATTGACGCCACCAATGATGATCGGAACATTCCGCAACGTGGATTGAGCACGAATAGCCGACAGATATGCGGTTATCTCATCTCGCAAAAGTGACGGGCCGGCATCGTTATGACCGCCAACGCTCAACACAATATCCGGCGCGGCCTGAGTCATATCCGAAAGGCGTTGACGAAACGTGGCCTGACCGGCTCCCTGATTGAGATATCCGGTTCCCGAAACGCCGCCATTCCATACGTCTCTGATACCCAACAGGTCGCCAAGCACCTGCGGAAATCCCTTGAACCGCTCTGTGGCGCCCCCGGCGCACCCAAAACTATCACTGACGACGAACATGCGCGAGACAGGTCCGCCCGGTTTCGTCAAACTTTCTGTTGGCAGTACAGAAAAAGCCTGGAAAACAAGGGCGTTTTCGCCTTCCAGTGCGATCTTGCGAACGGCGCGACCGCCAGCCGCCGTGAAGTCAAGGGTAATGTAAGACGTGGCGGTATTGGTGACAGTCGTTTGTGTCGCGGCAACGTATTGATCGTTGACCAGAAAGCGACAATGCGTGCCGCCATAATTAAATACCGTGAATTGCACCTTGATCGCGTCAACCGCACATTCAACTCTCCATACGAAAGCTGACGGACCACCGTTGAGGGTAACGGAATTGAATGCACAGAATGTCGCGATGTCGGCTGTTGGCTTACCACCGTAGAAATTATAGACGCTCGCCGTCGAGTCGTTCCAGTTTACCGTTCGCGTCAATGCCGCGTCGGGCGTGCCGCTTTGCGTGACCGTCGGCGGGGTTGTCATCACCGGATTGACGCGCGGGTTGTTCGTTCGCGCGATGGCGGCGTTCCGTGCCATGACCGCCAGCGCGGATATGCCTGATGCTCCCGCCGCGCCCAGAACGGCATCGAGAACATCAGCGTTCGCGTTGAGATGATTTCCCCACTGACCGACATCGAGCGCGTAGTTTGGTTTGAAAAGCCCGAGGTTTGGCGTGGTGGTGTAATCGCTCACGGTGCTTCGTCTCCCAGCCAAATGCCCAGCACGGCGGCGCTGTCGGTCAGGTCCGCGCCGGTCATCTCGTATCGATCGGGACGAAACGCGCCCGCTTCCTGTTCGGAACGGATGTGGACGTAATACAGCGCCGGATCGCCCTTCGCCGGCACCTGGACAACGGTGCCGTTTAGATCGGTGTAGCTGGTCGCCGCTGATCCGGGACGGCCATACCAGGTGTCGGGCGGCGACGTGTTTATGTCGGCGTTTGGGTCTGGAACGAAGATAGTTCCATCGGAGACGCGACGATCGCCGAGCGCGTTGATGGGCGTGATTGTTTCGCTTTGGAGTTGTTCCCGCAGTGCGGCGATGCCCTCGACGCCGGCCACGAGCGCGGTCACCGGGAATGTCAGGCGATAGTCGTTCATGTTGTCACCTGCTGCATTTCGGTGTCGGAGGGGGCGCGGCTCCAATACGTCAGACGGCGCAAATATCCGTTCGCGGGATTATTGTTCGCGCCGTCTGTTATTCCCAGACGCAGCGTTGTCCATGTTGAGGGCGTGCCGACCGTCGCTGATCCAGCGCCCATGACACCATTGAGCGTGCAATGTGATCCGGCTGGCGAATAAGTAGCGGCGCATTTGAATACCGTTCCAGGTGTCATCACGCCAAAGCCCAACGGGGCAACATCAATGTTACCATCCACGTTCGACGTTCCGCCCGTGATGTAAGAGCGCAGCCACGCATTGAATGGCCCACCGTCCAACGTGAAGATGCCGCGATATCCAACATTTCCGTTGGGAGGCAGCAACGATTCCGCGAGCACGGTTCCGTTGAGCGTTGAATACCATTTTGTCGCATCCGTTGGCATCGACGCGACATCAGCCGCTCTTAAAACCGCCGCGCCCGTCGTGGGAATGTAGGACGTGGGGAACGCGCCGACTTCGAACTGGTGACCAAACACCCATATGCCATCAACATTGTTGCCAGTTACAACAGTTGTCACGTCGCGACTGACACGGAGGTTGGGAACATAAGGGAACACACCTCCGGATGCGGAGGTCGCCGTGATGCTGCAACGATACCAGCCGTTAGGGTATTTCTGTATCGTTGTGTATGGGTCGCCGGTTGTTCCAGCGGATAAATTGAAATTGGCGGCGACTGTTCCCGCGCCAAAGCCATTGCTGCCCAATTCCATATAAAGATAGTCCATACCAGCCGGTTTGGCGAATACGGAGAACGTGTAGGTCGTGGATGGATTTCCGGTTTGCAGCGTATACCACTGGTGCGCGCCACTGTAGGTGCCGGGGATGAATGCCATTGCGGTGTTGCCGCCCATGGGATCGGGACCGACGTTTTGTATAACGCCATCTTGCGATGCGTTGGCTGGCTGGTCCGCCATCCAGTTCGCGGATGGAAACGAAAGGTTCGTCCGCTGTTCCTCTATCAACAGCCCTTGCAACACACCCGCTTTGTAGTCCCAGCGTGGCGCGTTGCTCGCCGCCGTTCGCACGACACCGGATGCGTCGGTGTATGTCGCACTGGATGCGCGGGTGAACGTGATGCGCGGATCGAGTTGACCGGGCTGCATGAAGTCGAGTGCGAGCGTGGGACCGTCGAGTGTTGTCGCGGCGATGAGTTCGGATTGTGTGAGTTGGCGCGGCCAGTAGCGTGTGCGGCGTGCCCATTGGCTAATAAGGTTCTGATATAAAGCCAGACCATTTATCGTCAGGTCGGTAATAACCGGCAAAGCGGTTGCCGCGCCATAAAGCGTAGTAGGGCCAACGCCATCATGCGCGTCAAGCGTCTGTGTATTGATCCGCCACGCTATGGCACCGCGATGTATCACGTTCGGCGGAACCGGGATCGAGGTAAAGTTTGCCCCTGGCTGATCCGCGCCCGCTGCTCTTATACGAGCGGCGTCCAGCATTGGCGTGTCGCCTCTGGTCTGGCCCACGTTCGTGAAACCATCAGGGAAGATACAATCAGCCCCATTGTTCGCGCCAACAAACTGGGCCGGACCTGTATATGTCTGGCCGGTTCCCTCTAAAATGTAATCATGCGCCAGCGTGCCTTGCGTCGTGCTGAACCCCGTCACACTGGCGATCGGATAGCGTAACGAGTCAGCCGCCCTTGTCACTTGCGAGGACGTGGTTGGAATATAGCTGGACATGTAGTTGGTTTCGACCTGTCCACCCCATGCGTAAATGGTCTGCGCCGTCGTGCTGGCTTGCGCGGGGTCGCGAAGATCGGTGCCAAGCACGAAATACCAGGCAGCCGTTGAAAGCGTTGGCGTGATGAAAGTATAGCGTTGCCACGTCGTGGTCAGCGTTATGCGTGGCGCTGTATAATGAGTGATATTGTCCGTGGTGCATAAATAGAGTTGCTCGCCGCCAACGCTGCCTTTCATCCAAACACTGTAGGCATATGATGCGGCTGTTCCAGCGAAAGATTGATACAGAAAACTGAATGCGCCAGCCCCGGAGACGGCGGGATAAACAATCCTCGCGGCGGTTGTCGTGCCATCCGGGGACACGCTTTGATTTGCCGTCGTGGTTGGCGTAACGACAACGCCGTTGCCCTTGCCCCATGCGATATTATTAAAATCCCCGCTCTGCAACGCGATGTTTGTCGCCGTATCCTCAAGCAACAAACCCTTCGGCTGTAGCGTAACGGGGTCGTAATCAAACCGTGGGGCGTTGACGGCGGCGCTAACCAGCACGCCGGAGGAATTGTAATACCAGCCAGCCGATGCGCGAGTGAACACGGCGCCGGTGCCGAGGGAGCCGGTCAGGAATGACTGGTCGAAGCTGGCACCGCCAGCGGTGGCGGCGAGACCGCCACCAGACAGAGAGACCGCCTGACGGGAGAAGTATTTGCACCAGCCCTGGGGACTGACGGGACCAATGACCTTGCCGCAGGCGCGAGGGGCGACGAAGAAACGGCAGTAGCCGCATTTCTCCCGCCCGCCCGCGTCGGTGTAGCGCGCGGCTTGTTTGGCGACCCGATGAACGACGAAGCTCATCCAAACGTTACCAGTTCAGACCTAAGGGGTGCGCCTGAATAGTCTGAGAATTGCTTCCAGTTATTGGCCCTGGTAACAACCTGTTGGAACATGGCATCGGCTTGCGCGGCTCTGTCATCATCCAGTTCAAACAACGCGCCGTTCTTGATCACCCCCCACAAATACACCGCGTAAAGCTGCTCCAGGATCGGGTTGGTGTCGGTCGGCGCGACCAGGGGGCGCGGCTTCGCGTAGTAATTCATCATCACGCGCTGCCAGACATGCGTGGGGTCCACCGGGTCCGGAATGACGGGATGCGGCAGGAACTCGATGCAGTCATGCACGAGACGATAGGCCGTGCAGACCTGACCCACCGCGCCAACAACAGCGCCATCAACCCAGGCACTGGTTCCTGGCCCCGTCCAGTGCCCGCTCCACTCGTCTTTCAGTTCCAGCATCTCACCCGACGTGGCATCCCTGATGCTCGCCATCGTGGCGAAATCAAACGGCAACGTGATGGCGTAAGCATTGATGTCCTGTTCGGTGCTCGTGACCATGCACCGCGCCCGTAGCGTCTCGGCCATCTCGGTCTCGACCATCGCGACCCAGGACGGAATGCGCGGGAGGATGTCGCGACGGTTCAACCACCCGCACACGTCATCAATCAGGTTCTGATAGGTTGTCGCCACCCGTCAGTCACTTCTTGTCGTTCTTTTTGTCGTGCTCGTGTGGCGCGGGATGTGTTGCCACGACAGGTGGAGGCGCGATCGGATTACCGCTCCCGTCGAGTGTCGGCACCAGCATCTGGGCCTCCAGGGCCGCCCCTTGCGCCGCCCGCGCCTTGCCCGCCGCCACGGCGACGGCGGAAGCAGCGTCGATGTTGATGGCATCGGGATACAACCGCATTAACAGCACAGGGTCCGTGCCGTCGATGATGGCTGGTTCCGCCGGGAGCGTCGCGGGCACGGGAGGGGGTTTCATGGGCGCGGGAGACGGTGTTTCGTGCGAGGTTCCACTGGCCATTAAAGCTTACTCCTGTCGTCGGTCCTGAAGACCGCGTTATCGGAATCGTTCAGCCACTCATTCAACGCTTTCTCATCGTTGGTGATCCCCAGTTTCTTCAGGCGGTTCCAGATCACCAGCGGGATGCGGGCGACGTGGACGGTATCGCGCCTGACGTGGGGGTCGAAGTTCGATGCGATCGTTTTGGCGCTCTCGGTGATCGCCCTGGTGTCCTGGGAGTGGACGAACAACAGTCCGCCGTCCTCTCGCTCCACCTCGGTGTGACGGAGCGTGACAGGATCGTGACTTTCGAACAGAAGAGCGCCCATCAGGTTTTCTTCTTTTCATAGTATCGGGTGAGGCTACGGTCTTTATTACACTGTCGGCACGTTCTCATACCCCGGTAGACCAAGATATTATCAGCGGTAAACTCATGCCCACGCTTACAGTGAGTCTTGAGCGCGTTGACATATGAGCCGCCTTTGAAGCGACCTTTTTCAACCATATCCGTGACGTTGGCCTGCTGCGAACCAAGGAAAAGATGGTCAGGGTTACAGCATGGCGGGTTATCACAGACGTGGCACACGTACTTACCTTTTGGGATCGGGCCATTAACCTCCTCCCAGGCCAGGCGATGGACCGCCCACGTTTTGTCGTCTCGTCGGACCTGGGCATAGCCGTCTTCATTAACGGCCCCTGTCCAGAGCCAACAACCATCGGGATGTTTCTCGATACGAGACTGCCAGGGTGTCGCTTCTGCTTTCCTCAGATCACCCATCGTGATCAAAAACATATGATCAGGGTTACAACACGATGGGGTTTCACACGTGTGAGAAACAACCGACCCTGGTGGAACAGGGCCATGCGTCTCTTCCCAGGCCACGCGATGCGCGCGCAACGTTTTCCCGTCCCGCGTGAACTGTCCGTGGCCTCCAGGTTCCAGACGCCCTTGCCATATCCAGCATCCGGTATCCGGCTGCGCGGTTATCCGATCTTGCCAACGAGTTGCTTTTCTCATCTCGAGAGCATACACCGGACTAACTCCTGGGTATACTAAATTCCTACTTATCAGTTATTGGTTCAAATCGGCTATCCATGCATGGGCTTTTGGTGCTGTTGGACGAAGAGATCCCTCGAACAGGACAGCCCCCTGGGTATTATCTCCTGTCTTGGCAAAATTGAGTTCGATTACGTCACGACCCGGCAGCGGCGCCAGTTCGACATAGTCGGTGGAGACCAGCAGGATCTGGTTGGCGGGGCAGAACCTGTCAGGCGCCAACTGGATCGTTCCAAAGTTCGTCCTGTAGACATCGACGGCACCCATTATGGTCACTTCTTGCGATGACGTGACGTTCTGGATGTTCTGCGCGACGACGGCATTCCCCGTGCCACCCTGGGAGAGCGTGGCGAAATACGCCTTCACGTTGCCCGACATGATGCCGAGCGTCGGCTTGCCGCCCGCCTGCCACGCCTGCTGCACGGCGGCGTCGAGCATCGCCAGTGTGAGGTCGCGCTTGGTGCCGACGGTGCCGGCGTTGCTGCCGTCACCGATCGGCATGACGCCCGCGCCGGTGCCTCTGGAGCCGTTGGAGCAGTAACAGGGGAGACCGCTCATGTGACGCGGGTCGGTGATGGTGCGGACCAACGGGGACGTAATGGCGAACTCCAGGTCACGCTTCACTTCCATCCCGCGCAAGATCAGCTGACGATCGTATTCGTCCTCGCCGCCGACCATATCGACCGAGCGCAGCGTGTTGGACACGCCCACCGTGCGGACGATGATCTGGGCGACGTTGTTCATGCGGACGGGTTTCGTCACGGCCTGCATGCTGGCGGTGAAGCCCTCGGGCTGGGCGTTATCGGCCACGACCCCAAGCTCCTGGACGACCCACTCGGTGAGGATTTGTTTCGCTTCCACACTGGGGATGGCGGAAACCAGCGGAGTCTCATCAGGGTCTATCTGGAAGACTACATCCCTAAGATCCTCTTTTACTCCTATCGCGGCCGGCTCTAAATACGTGTTCGCCGGTGCCGCGCCCATTGATCCAAGGGCCATGTCGTATGTCTCCAACGCTGGCGCGGCGCTCCACGTGGAGCCGCTCGCGCGGTGAAACCGATAGAAAAGGGGGTTTCGCGTTGGTCTCGATCGGGCTTATGCGCGGTTGGTGCTTTCACACTCCACGCGGCGCGAGAGGCCTCTGACGACGGCACGGCCCGCGTCATGGTTGGTGCTTAATGGCACTCCATGGGGCGACGGCGGATTATTGAGACGGTTTTGGCGGATTGTCCAGGGGATCTGGCGCCGCCATGGAATATCCGTTCCACATCACATGGAAAAGCATAAGCAGAGCGAACATGAAACCCAGGCCGAGAACGGCCAGCAATCCGATCTCAGGCCATCCCAGAGAATACGGGCGACCGTGTAGCGCGGCGATCCCGGCGCCGAGGTTCTCGAAAACGGAATCATAGAGAGGGATGAACAGCAATTTCATCGCGCGTTCCCATTCATCGCCGCCCGGCGCGCCGCGATCAGGGCCGCGCCGCTACGGGCATCGGGGCGGGCCTGGAACGCCTCGGTGGCGGCGGCGATGCGCTCCGAGGGCGCGGG